AAAGTTAAATCAGTTAGAAGGAATTAAAAGAACAGGTGATGATTATTTACATAACGTTCTTGAAATGCATGTAGATTTAAATCTAGATGATTACGAAGACTTTGATGACAAAGCTAAGAAAATAAAAATTCCATACATTGTTACCATAGATGAAGGTAGTGGAGAGATTTTATCAATTTATAGAAATTACAAACCAGATGATATTTCATATTCTAGAATTGAATACTTTGTACATTACAAATTTTTACCAGGACTAGGTTTTTATGGTTTTGGTTTAACTCATATGATTGGTGGTTTATCACAAGCTGCAACACAATCATTAAGACAATTGATTGATGCAGGAACTTTAAAGAATTTACCTGCAGGATTTAAGTCAAGAGGTATTAGAGTTAGAGATGATGACCAACCTATTCAACCAGGAGAGTTTAGAGATGTCGATGCACCTGGTGGAAACATCAGAGATCAGTTTTTTAATCTTCCATTTACAGAACCATCAGTAACTTTATACAATCTTTTAGGTTTTGTAGTACAAGCAGGACAAAAATTTGCTGCGATAACAGATTCAAACATTGGTAATGACGTTCAAAACAGAGCTGTTGGGACTACAATGGCGCTGATGGAGAGAGGATCACGAGTAATGAGTGGTGTTCACAAGCGATGTTACTATGCAATGCGATTAGAATTTAAAATTTTAGCAAGAATTTGTGGTGAATCACTTCCACCAGAGTATCCATATGATGTTTATGGTGGTCCAAGACAAATTAAATCTGCAGATTTTGATAACAGAGTTGATATTTTACCTGTTGCAGACCCAAATATTATGTCTATGGCACAAAGAGTGACGTTGGCACAGACACAATTACAAATTGCAAGCTCAAATCCAGAAATGCACAACCTTCACGAAGCGTATAGACGTGTTTATGAAGCATTAGGAACAAAACAAATTGAAGCTTTACTCAAACCACCACCAAAACAACCTGAACCACAGGATCCTGCAAAGGAAAATGCACGTGCATTACAAATGAGATTACTTACAGCGTTTGAATTCCAAGATCATGACGCTCATTTAGCTGCACACATGGCATTTATGCAATCAAGAATGGTACAAATTAATCCACAGGTGTATGCATTACTCCAATCACACATCTCAGATCACGTTTCATTCAAAGCAAAAGCTGAAGTGAAGCAAATGTTGATGCAAAATCCAGAAATGGCTGCAATGGCACAACAAGATCCGCAACAATTTGAAATTATGTACGAAGCTGAGGTTGCAAAAGTTGCTGCACGTATCACTCAAGAGCTAGTTCAAGGTGAAATGCAACAACAAGCAGGTCAACAAGACCCATTAGTTAAAATTAAACAGCAAGAAGTTGATTTAAGAGCTATGGATCTTCAAAGAAAAGCTGAAGAAACAAGATTTAAGGCAGAACAAGAAAATATGCGTCAAGCTCAGAAGTTAGATTTTGAATATAATAGATTACAACAACAAGATGAGCAATCTGACGAAAGATTAAACATCGCAAGACAGAAATTACAGCAATCATGAGGAAAGGATTAAGTGGAGGGAAAAAATATGGGCCACCGCCTAAGAAAGGACCCAATCCACAAGGAATCAAACTCAAAGATGCCAAAAAACTCTTACGAAAAACTCTCAAAAAAAAGTAAAATTATCTGGCTATCAGGTTTATTTGATGGCGAAGGTAGTTTTGGTATTTGGTCTAAAGGTGTAGGTAAAAAAAGAGCCTTTGCAGCTACAATTGAGATGAGTGATGAGGATATCATATTAAGATTTCAAGATATGTTCGGTGGTGTTGTTTTTAAAACCAAGAAAAAAGAGGAAAGATTTAGACAATTGTGGAGATGGCGTTGTGTAGGCGATAGGGCTTACGATTGTATCGATAAAATGATAGAATATATGGGTACAAGAAGACAGGAGAAATACCATGTGGTTAAAAGCGATATCCTTAGCCGTTAAAGCCGGTTCTCATATTTACCAGAACCGTCAGAAGACGAAGATGTTAATGTCTGATGCACAAATGCATCATGCTGAAAAAATGGCTAATGGAGAAGCCGAGTACCAAGGTAAATTATTAGAAGCAAGACAATCGGACTGGAAAGACGAATTTATTTTATTATTATTGTCGGCTCCAATTGTACTTCTTGCTTGGGCAGTATTTTCAGATGACCCAAGTGCAATGGAGAAAATGAAATTGTTCTTCGAATATTTTTCACAACTTCCATTTTGGTACCAGACAATTTTCGTGGGCGTCATAGCGAGCGTTTACGGACTTAAGGCAACAGATTTAATTAAGAGGAAATAATGCCACTAAATAAAAAAGGTAAAAAAATTAAAAAAGCTATGGTCAAACAGTATGGTAAGAAAAAAGGTAAAAAAGTTTTTTATGCTATGGAAAGTTCTGGCAAACTTAAAAAAGTTGTAAAAGCTAGAGGTGGTATGGACGCTTCACAATCAGACTTTGGAGGAGGATCTAAATCGTCAGGTGGTGGAGGAGGAAGAGACACAGATTATCAACAACGTGGAATGAGTAAAGCTGATTATGCAAAATCCACACAAAGTCAAAATTTTGGTGGAAGAAGTGAAACAGGACCAGCAGTTAAAGATGTCCCTTTTAAAGCACCTTTGAATTTTGCTCAAAGCACAGCATTGGGTTTAGTAGTGCCTTTTAGTGGTACAGCTATAAATTTTGCAGCTAAACAAAATTATAAAGGTAGACAAAAATTTGCAAAAAAACAAGGACTGTATAGAGACGTTTATAAAACTACTGGTAAAGTTTTACAACCAAATGCACCAGCTGGTAAAGATTATTTAAAAGAGGCAGGATTTGGAAAACGACCTGAAATGCAACTAGACGGAGATGGCCCACCACCTATACTTCCTCCAGTTTCTGAAGTAGCACAAGTTAATGAACCTTTAACTCTATTATCATCTTATACGAGACCAACTGTTACAAATGGTAGGTTCAATTACGGTGTAAGTTTTAAGAAGGGTGGATTATTAAGACAAGGAAAACCAAAATTAACTAAGAAAGGTTGGAAGTAATGACTAAATTATGTGCAAGAGGTAAATCGGCTGCTAAAAGAAAATTTAAAGTGTATCCATCAGCATATGCAAATGCTTATGCATCTAAAATATGTGCAGGTAAAATTAAAGATCCAAGTGGTACTAAAAGAAAAGATTGGGGACCTAAGAAAGCTTTTTTAGGTGGTTTAATGAAAAAGAAAGATGAAAAGAAAAATGAAATTCAAAAAGAAGAAAATATTTTTAAAAAACGTAAACAAGATCAAAGAACTAAACAACAAAGATTAGAAGAATTAAAAAAGGAGATGGGTATGAGTAAAGGTGGTGAAATGGATTACGGTAAACAGAAAAAAGATAAAATGAAAACTAAACCATATGGAATAGAAGATAGAAAAATCAAAACTGAAAGATTATTAAGTCAAAAAGATTTAGAAATATTAAAAAAAGAAAAAGGAATTGGATTATATCCTAGCCCTAAAAGTTTTAAAAAAAATACATCTGCAGGAAAAACTGCTCCACCAAAATATTCAGTTGGCGGTGGTGCTGATATGAGCACAATGAAAAAGAAAAAAAAGAAACCGGCTCCTGGAGGCGGAAGAGAAAGACATGAGTATATGAAAAATATTCAAAACCCTATTTCTGAATATGGACCAAAAGGTAAATTAAAATACACAGGTGCTAAACTTGGAATGAATGTAACTGCAGGTGGTCAATCAGCTATGGGCAGATTAGAAAAATCTGGAATGTTAAAAGCATATACAGGTAGAGCAGTTCGACAACCTAGTGAAACTAATAAAGAATTTGAAATGAGACATGAGTATCATACACCTTTTAAAAAACCACAAAAAGCAAAAGGTGGTGGAATTGCAATCAAAGGAACAAATTTTAAAGGTGTGTTCTAATGAACAAAAAGGGGTCATGTTGGGAAGGTTATGTCCAAAAGGGCATGAAGAAAAAAGGCAACCGAATGGTACCCAACTGTGTTCCTGCAATGAGAACTGGTGGACTAACAAAATGGTTTAATGAAAAATGGGTAGATATTGGAGCAAAGAAAAAAGGTGGCAAGTATCAAGAGTGTGGCAGAAAATCTGCCAATGGTTCAGACCGAAAGTATCCAAAATGCGTACCACTTGCAAAAGCCACAGCGATGACAAAGTCGCAAAAGGCCTCTGCTGTTGCCAGAAAGAGATCGGTAAGTAATGCAGGACCTAAACCAACAAATGTGAGGACATAATGTGGAAATGGATTAAAAACTTATTTAAACCTAAAAAACAATATGAAGAAGTTAAAATAGATTTTTCTAAATTAACTAAAGGGGATTTGAAAAAACTTAAAGCACAAGGTAAAATAAAAGACATATATGAGAGACACTAGAAGTATAGAAAAACATTTAAAAGATGTTGCTGCAGAAAATAAAAAGAAGCAACTGCATAAAGACCTTAGAAAAGAGGTTGAGACAGGGGCTAACGGTACGCAACAATATGTGATAAAAGAAGGTATAAACAAAAATAAAATTGCAAAGGTTAAATAATGGATAAAGATTATTACACATCAGGCATGAGAAAAAAACAACCTTCAAAAGGTGGTAAAGTAAAATCACCAGCGAATCCACCTAAAGGTGTAGAGGAAAAAAATAGAAGAAATAATATGCTTGTTAAAGCTAAGAGAGATGCCGATGCTGCAAGAAGTAGAGAAGCTGCAATGGGTGATAAAAACATTTCATATGTTGGAGATCCATTTGTGGTTGATGGTAAAAAATTTGACCCTGCTAAAAAATTTCCAGAAACGTATATGAGACCTGAAGGTGCTAAGACTTTCAAAAAAGGTGGAATGGCCAGAGGTGGTGGAGCAGCTATCAAAGGCACTAAATTTCAAGGTGTTTTTTAATTTGCATCCAGATATAAAATAAATTATAAAAGCCTTCATGGCTAATAAAGTATATTACGCAAACGCTGTTTATGGCAAAGAAGAAATCAATGCAGTTAATAAAGTTTTAAAAAATCATTTAACATTAATGGATGGTCCATTAGTTAAAGAATTTGAAAATAAAGTAGCGAAAATTTTTGGAAAAAAATATGGAGTGATGGTGAACTCGGGTTCATCTGCTAATCTAATTGCATTAGCATCTTTAGATTTACCAAAAGGTGGTGAAGTCATTACACCTGCATTAACATTTGCAACAACGGTTGCACCTATCTATCAGTGTGGATTACTGCCTCACTTTGTAGATGTTGAATATTGCAATTTTATAACTGATGCACAACATATTGCTCAAGCAATTAATTCTAAAACAGTTGCAATCATGGTACCTAATTTATTAGGTAACGTTTGTGATTGGAAAGATATCAAAAAGATTGCAGATATACATG